GCGCTGTTCTGGTAGAGCAGCCGTTCGATGCGGATCTCCTGGTCGAAGGGATGCGCCCGATCGTCGCAGTAGCGCGTGTTGACGCGATAGGCGCCGCGTCCGCACTTCACCGCGCGATCAAAGGCCCAGCTCCGCGCGAGTTGCGCGCGGGAGTCCTGCTCGATGCGCCGATAGAGGCCTTGGATGATCTCCGCCGTGTCGTCGTCGGCGTCTTCGTCCAGCGGCGTCACCGTCACGCCGAGATGCGCCGCGCGTTCCTGGTTGAGCACCAACTGGATGGGCTGATCGAGCTTGGGGATCGACAGCATCGGCCGGGCCGGGATCTGGACGCCGTCAATCGTCGCGGCCCCTCGCGCGGCGGTGGCATCGGCGTCCCATTGCTGCTTGGGATCCTGGAACTGCAGATCGGCTTTTTCGCGGTCGCGCTGGGCCTGTTCGGCTTCAACCGCGAGCTTGAAGCGCTGCAGCGCTTCCTTGACGAGCGCGGAGGGTTCAGGCATGGCTCCTTTCGTTCACGAGCCGCACACACGTCTGTGCCGCTTCCCAGAGACAATTCACCGCGTGCGGCGGATTGACCCCGCGATCCGTGCCGCAATAAAAGCACTCTTCGTTATCACAATCCGGTCCGTAGCGTGACCACGGCGGCTGTTCCGCCAGCCCGCGCACGATCGCGATGGCCATGTCTCTGAGTGGATCGCTCCAGTCTGCCGCTGCCGCGTCGTCTATGTGCGTCACTCTTCCCCCAACTGCTGTCGGTAAAACGCCATCAGGTCCGCATGCGAATTGCGGCCGCGCGGCGTCGCGGTCACTTCCGCCCCTTCCGACCACGCCTGGGCCGTGTGCGCGGGATCCAGATCATGCGCCCGCTGGCGCGTGTCCGCGGCTTCCTGCAGGCGTCGCCGCGCCTCGACCATGTGCTTGACTTGCCGCGCCTGTAAGGCGGCCTGGTGCGCGGCGCGTGAGAGCGCCAGCAGGCTTGCCACGGTATCCGGACTGGGGCGCGGATCGATCGGCGGGTTGGGATCCGGATACGGCTCGGCGGGCGTCGCGGGGTCAGCGGGCGTCACGGGCGGTGCGTTGGGCTTGCTCTTCGCCATCATCAGCGTGCCTGGTCCCACGGAGGAAACCCGAGATTCCGCCAGCGTCCATTCTCCCAGCGGACCTTGACAGGACCGGGCGGGCCACCCCAGCCTCCATCGATCAGCCATTCGCCGGACTGATGCTCTGGTCGCGCCAACCAATCCCCGACAGTCACTCCTTCGCGCGCAGACTCGCCACGGTCGCCGGGACGCCAGATACACACGAAACCAAACCCACTCCCGCGCTCATCGCGCAATACCTGCGGCAGGTCAGCGCAGACATCACCGCTCATGTCCAGCTCCACGACGACGGCACCGCCGGCCCGCGCGACGTGCGCTTCGGCAGCCGCACCGGTGCCGCAAACGTCAACGCCAAGGCATCCCCATCATCGGGTGAGTCGATGTCCCGCTTTTTGAGATCTTCCTTGCTCTCGAGCACCAGCCGGTCATGCTTGTCGTGATGGTAGCCCGGCGCGGTCAGGTCCGTCTCAAGCCGCGGATCGGCGTCAATCGCGCCGTGCGCCAGCCAGTCGCGGAGTTTCGCCCACATCCACGAGCGCATATTCGCACACTTGGGGTCGGGGGCTTGGGCGCCGAACTGCACTTCCACGATGTTGGTGTGGCCGAGCTGTTTGAGGCGGTCGCAGATCGGGCCCCCGATGGCCGTGCCATCGATGAACAGCGTATGCACTTTGCTGCCGTGAAAGTCGCGCTCAAGCACATCCGCCGCGACAGTGACGAGCCGCATTGAATCGCGCGCCTGCTCACCAGGGATGCGGATCGGCGGAATCGTGCGCGCATCGTGGCCCTTGCGGAAGCGGAAGGTGCAGTCATCGCCCCCGCCGCGGGCGACATCCAGCCCGCAGAGGAGCGGCTCGTCGCCGAGCGCCACGACCGTCCGCGTTTGCGCGGCGTAGACCACCGCACTCGAGATGTACTGTAGGTCGCTCGCGTGTGGCGGTAGCCCGCGCACGCGCACCCGAACGAAATCGCTGTCCTCGCCGTAGTCGCGGATCCATTCCGCAATCTGCTGCTTGTTGGTGAAGCGCGAGGTCCGGCTGTCCACGATCGTCGGATGCCACTTGTCGCGCTCGCTGCCGAAGCACGCGCGGTGAAAGGCGCCGGTCGTGCGCGTCGGGTTGCCGAAGAGAAAGATCATCGGCTCGCCGTCCGTCAACCCGCCTTCCTCCACTTCGTGGATGGCGTCGGGGACCGCCGAGTCTTCATCGTTGATGTAGAAGGAGGTCGAATCCGCCGCGTGCTGGCCGGCGAAGGCTTCAGAGTTTTCTTCCTTGCTCGACTGCGGCGCACAGAACCAACTGTCGCGGTAGGCCGGGTGGTACATGCGGGTGCTCGTCACACTGAACCAGTGGCCCGTGAGACAGAGTCTGGTCCAGCGCTGGATGGCGGCCCAGGTCTTCGTCTCGAGCTGCGGAAAGCTGTTGGCGGTGATCGTCCCTTGGGCATGGGGCCGCGTGGACATAATCCAATCGACCAGCCACGCACTCATGGCGGACTTGCCGATGCCGTGGCCGGAGCTCACCGCGCGACGGATGGGGAGCACGGTCGTGTGGCCATCAAAACCGTTGCGGGCCACCTCCTGCCCGAGGTCGCGCAGGAAAGCGGCCTGCCACACATCGGGGCCGGCGTGGCCCTCAAGCGGGCCGGGCTCGCCCCAGGGGTAGGCCATGAGGACGAAGCGCAGCGGGTCGGCGTAGCACTCCGCCACCAGATCGGCCAGCTCCAGGTCCGCAGCCGTCGCGGGCATCAGTCCCTGACCTGCTCCGCGTGCCGCAACAGCGTCTGCGCCGTCCGGCACAGCTCACTGTGATCGCGGACCATCGGATTGCCCACCGCCATCGCACACCAGCACTGCCTCTCACGCAACGAGGACAAGCGTCGCAGCACGTCCGCGAGCGCCACGACCAGATCCTCGAGCACGACGGCCTCGATGTCGCCTTTCATCCCTTGCCCCGCTGCCGCGCGCGCGCCAAGCGTTCCACCAGCTCCACCTCGCCCGTCACATGGATCGCCTGCTCCTGCTCCTTCGGCTTGTCCAAGGCGCGATTGAGCAAATCGGTAAACGCTTGGATCGACGGATCCTTGGTGTGAATCCAGTAGTACTTGCCCTCTTCGCCGCCCTCGCCCATATTCAAGGCGATTTCGATCTGCTTGGGGTCGGTGATCCGCACGAACTGCCGCGTCTTCTCATCGCGCAGGAAGAAATGCGCCAAGCCCTTGGCATTCTGCAGCTGCGCGTCAATCAGCGGGCCGAGCTCAGTCGTGACGCGCTGGCGGACGTACTCGCGGGCCGCTTCCTTGTCGAGCGTTGTTTTGGTCTTACTGCCCTTCGGCCGCCCGCCTTTCTTGCCGTTCTCCCGTGAATGGGCCCCGCCCGCCATAGGTTGTTAAACCCCGAAACCTACGGGCACCGCTCGGCTGCGCCAGCACCGCACGCGGGTGCACACGGCGGCACAGCATCGTGCGACGCGCCCAGAAAGTGATTGCCACTGCGATAGCGTTTTGATAACCTTGTTCATGTCAGGCAGTCACGCCGACTCACTCAGGAGTTGAGAGCAGATGGCCACAAAGAACCACATCATTTCGGCCCGCATCCTCGTCCTCGTCGCCGCTGGAATGACGCCCGTTGAAGCCCTCCGGACGGTCTGCGGCGCGACTGTTGCCGACCAGATGATCGAAGACCTCTACCACATGCTCCGAAAGGAGGTGCGGTAATGGCCCTCCCCGTGCGCCATAACCAACTCTTTGAGGTCCGCATCGCCTGCAAGGGTCTGTCTTCGTCGTGGCGGCTGACGCGGATCCTCTGCGACACACCCGAGCGCGCCATCGAACTGGCGGAAGCGCGCGAGCGGGCCGACGGCTATGAGCCCATCGCCGTCAAGGCCGAAGCCGTGGACGATCCGCATTTCTACGCCGACAAAGGCGTCTGGCCGTTCTGAACATGCCGAGCTACATCCTCCGCAACATCGATGACGGGCTCTGGACCAAAGTCAAGGCCCGCGCCAGCAAGGATGGGTTGCCCCTGCGGGCGCTCATCTTGGCCTTGCTCCGCGGCTATGCGGCCGGCGAGTTTCGCATCCTCGCCATTCCAAAGGAGAATTGACCCCATGCCTCTCAGACTTGGCTATCTGCACGATGCCCTCCTCAGTGCTGGTGCCGACGCCACGAAAGCCGAACAGGCGGCCGAAGAGGTCGCGAGCTACGAGCGGCGCATGGCCACAATCGACAAGCGGCTCTCCGTGCTCACGTCGCTGGTGGCCACGCTGGTGGCGCTCCAGATTGGCAATCTGTGGCTGTCCTTTACACTCCTGAGTCGCTTGGGCGATCTCGCGAGCACACTGGCGACCGTCGTGGCGCGCCTCCCCTAGGGCGTTACGTTGCCACCCTTTTTGTGCGACACTCAGCCCATGCGGTCGGATCCGTTCGCCGACGATCAGCCCGATCGGTCCTGGCACCAGGAGTACGCCGCTGCCTATGCGGCGTGGGAAGCGCGCTATCTCGCCTACATGCACGGCTACCCGCTCCCCGAGCTCGGCGCCCCGGAGTCCCCCGAGCGCTGGACCGTCGCCGATCGTCGCCTGCTGCGGATCTGGGGCATCCTCGCCGACTAGCCGCGCCCCAGATCAGCGTCCGCGCTTGCCGCCCCCGGACTTACGGGCTTCCTTCAGCGCGATGGCCACGTTCTGCTTGTGCGTGCGTGACTGCCCCGCTGTGGTCCGCGAATGTTCGAGCTCGCGGATGTTCGAGCTGATGACTTTCTGCGACGCCCCGCGCTTGAGCGGACTCATTGCCCGCCGCGTTTCGGCTGCCCGCTCGGGCTCGAGCCAGGCGTGCCGGGCGTGCGGGGCAGGCCGGCGTCCGGCGACGATCCGCCCCCTTGGCCGCCCGGCGACCGCTGGCGCTCGGCCTCGTCGCGTTGCCGCTGTTGCTCCTCCTGCTGCCGACGCTGGGCGTCCTGTTCCTGC